CGCCGCCGACAGGACAGCCGGCTAAGATACAAGGCTTGATTAAGTCGGGCGGGTAAGCAGCAAAATGAGCTTCTTTTAACGGTCGTGTCGGCACAGTCCAAACATCACGTTTGCGACGCATATACTTACCATTCGTTAGCTTCCACCGCTCACCCCCTTTGCAGATTGTCTGTACTCCCAAACAAGCCTTTTCGCCGAGCGACAAACGTTTGCTGCCCTCTCTTACAAGCTTCTTCCTACCGTCATATTTAGCGTCCTCCATTATAGCCTTATAGTCGAAGAAATATTTAGGCGATTTTGATAGCAAAAAGATATACTCGTGTGCCTTTGTGCAGCGGTCTTCTACGCTCTCGGGCATCGGATTCGGCTTGTGCCATATTATATCTTGTCGCAGATACCAGCCACTGTCTCGAAGAGCAAATGCCAAGAGCCACGGGATACCTATTATATCCTTGTTTTTGTAGCCTGTGATATTGAAGGTGGTGATAATATCACCTATATTGCTCGCATCGGGCTGTACGCCTGTACGAACCTTCTTACCCTTGCCCTTGTTGCTGCCTGCGTATGAGTCGCCGATATTGAGCCAAAACGTACCGTCGGAACGCAACACACGGCGGCACTCGGCAAACACCTCCATCAGTTTATCGACGTACTCTTGCGGTGATTGTTCCAAGCCGATTTGACCTCTTACCCCATAATCTCGCAGGGCGTAATACGGAGGGCTTGTTACTATGCAGTTTACACTCTCGGTAGGTAGCGACCGCAAGACTTCTGCAGCGTCACCACAGTGTATCTTGTTAAGCTCCATACTAACGCCGCTTAAATGTTGCTTAAACGGCGTTGAAGTATGAGTGGGGGCGTAGTTATCACCCAAATGTTTTTTGTTCATATTTATCTTGTTTTTAATAACATAATATCTTCGTAGCCGGCAGTACCGTTTACTGTCGTACGTATTCTATATTTATTTGCTTTTCTCAGCGGATTGTTATAACTAAACTTATCCTCGAGCCACTCTAATAGCTCAATGAGGCTCGACTTCTCGGAGGTAAAGAATGCAAACTGCGACGCACGTAGGCAGTTGAGAACCCGCAGGTAGTCACGCAGCGTCCAGTTCATTTTATACGTCGTTACATCAGTAGAGAGATATGGCGGGTCACAAATAAAGAATGTTTTATCGTTGTTTTTGAACTCGTCAAACAACCGCATATAATCGCATTTACATATCTCCAGACCGTCTAAATAATCGTTCGCTCTATCATAGTCTTGCTTTTTGACAGAATTATAAAAGCTTTCTTTTCGAAGACCATTCAGAGATAGAACATATTTAGAACTGAACATTATGGATGAGCTAATAGTAATGTAATCAACATATCCCACATCCTGTTCGTGTTTGGCTATCACCGTCAATATTTTCTCTTTCGCGTCCGATGATAGCCGTTGAAATCGTGGCATACTTCCAGTAATACCTCTTATTTCAGCAATAAGCTTGTTGGTGTTGGCAATATTGGCTATCCGTAGATGATAATCGTCGTAATCGTTGTATATCACTCGACACGTTGGCTTAATGTCTTTGGCTGCTCTCGATAGTAGCCCCGAACCTCCGAAGAGGTCGACGAATATGGTGTCGTCAGGCAAAGTTTCAATCTTCTCTGCAAATAGTTTTACGAACTTACGTTTTTGCCCCTGAAACGGTAGCGGTGCTTGGTTGTAGTTTAGTTTGTTTCTCTCCATTCTATATTTTCAAATTAATTATTACCTTTGTCATCTCTCTCACGTTTTTACATAAAAACAGGTGTCACAGCACCTGACTTGAGGTATCTGCCTCTGTCAGTAGTGCTGTGACACTTTAAATGTTTTAACGGAGGTGAGAGTCCGTTATCAATGGCGGGGGCTTTTTTATACCCCGTAAATAGCCAAGAATCCCGATATATAAACTACGGCGAAACAGGCCATTTCTGCCCAATAGATAATGTTACCGCGTTTTATGGCTATAGCCCCAAACAGAACCACCGCTCCGACTATAACATACCAATAACCGAGCAGTAGCGACAACATAACAGCAGCTACAGCACCGGCTGTGGCTGCTATCAGGTGTATTTTAGAGTGGTACACCTCAATATAGCGTGGCGAGAATGCCACAAATATGGTACTTGCGGCAGCGATAAAAGCAATAAACTGATACCTCCTGCCAGTTGTTACCGAAAGTAACACGACCATAAGCGACATCGCAGTTATAGTCAGCATTACGCTAAAAATCCAACCTTTTTTGTCAAGCAAGTAATAACTCCTCGATAGGCTTGTAGGTACTCCGTACGTGCCTACTATTTTGGCATTAAACGCCAAAAAAATAATCATTGAAAAAAACAATAATGCAATCATATTAATATTCTCCTTCTATTTGGTAAAGTATGCTCTCTTTTACCGTTTTGCCATCAGGCAAAATGGCGTTAAGTATCGACAGATACGACTGCTGCGTCTCGTTTTTTATAGATTCGGCAAACGCAGTGCCGCCCGACAAGATATAGTCCACCACAACATTCTTATAGTGCTCGAAAAGTTTGGTTATATATTCGATGACCTGCGAAGTCATATACTGAGGTTCGGGATATTGCAGATAGTCTATACGTATTTGACGTATTTCTCTTAGCCGGCTCGCGGCATCTTTTGCAGAGTACTCCACAATGCTCTCTTTGGTGAATGCCTCGGTTCCGTCCTCTTTATACCACGTTATTACCGTTTTTTCACCGCAAAGAACACTCTCACGAAAGACAAGTTCACAGGTACGTTTTACAGCGACATTATTGTGCTCCGCGTCGGCAAAATACTTTGTCTCGCAAAGGTAACCTCTACTATATCTTCTCGCCTTATGTAGCCCTTGCAGAAGGTCGGCGTTGGTGTTCTGTATCTGTTGCTCGGAATACCCCACCAAATATGGATTCAGAACCTCGACCCATAGCCTTTGGCGCTCCGGTGTCTCTACAACTATCTTATCGTTCTCTTCGAACGTGCCATTGCTGCCGATGCGATATTCCACCTCCTTGTAGCCGTTTTCTGCAGCATGAACACTACAATCACCAAGCATGTTTGCCGGCTGTTCATACCACTCCAACACTCCGCTGTTTAGTTTTGCAAATCTCTTGTTCATACATTATTAATTAGTTATACAAATTCTCCTTTTCTACTATCTGGCATCCTGCCGGTAGTCGTGCATTACTCAGCTTTGCCTGTAACGCAGCCCCATTACCTTTATCCGTATAGATAAACTTCAAAGATTTCGCCTCGATGAACAACTGATGTGAATCTATGCTTGCCGTTTCTTTCGGTATTGTTATCGTCTCCATACCGTTACAATACCAGAAAGCGTACGAGTCTATTCTCGTTACGCTTCTTGGTAGCGTAAAGTTTTTTACCTTACTGCACGAATGGAAGGCGTACATCCCTATTCTGTTTAGAGAGTCGTTTAATACGATACCTGTAATATTACTATTTCTCCCCGCAAATGCATAGGGGGCTATCGTCTTAGTTGCAGAGTCCATAGTAAATACCCCACTGAAATCTTCTGAGACAAACAGAAGAGTCTTGCCCGCAGGCTCTCGGCGGTAAAGCACCATATTATTATTATGCGTCTCATACTTTGCCGTTGCCGTATAGTCTGCACCGATATATACTCTTTTTATCTGTGCAGTCATGCTAAATGCTCCATTGTTGGCATCAAATGTTATTATAGGCTTGTTGTTGTTTATCTCGAGTTCTCGTATCGAAGAGCCATTAAAGGTGAGACCGTCAACGCGTTCAATATTGTTATTCAATACCAGTCGTCGTATGCCATACGAGTGCTCAAACATTTCTCTTGGTATCCGCTTTACAGTATCGGGGACAGTAACCACTTCTGTCGGGTACGACAAAGAATAATTACCTGTCAGTCTCCCAAGCATTACCTCCAGTGTTTTGTCTGTATTGCCACCGCTACGCCTGCCGTATAGTCGTTTATCTTCAAATATATCACTCATAATCAATAGGTGTTAACCAAAACTTTACTTTCGTATATGTTGAACAATAGCCGGTATATTGTGTTAGGTTCTAATGTAGGAGCTGTCTCGCCGCTCCATATTATATTGTTCGGCAAGGTAAGCATCGGTATACCGGTACCCGTAGAAAAGATCAATATTGCCCATGTCATCTTGGTGGCATCGCCACCCGGCAGCGTTACCGATATGCTGTCACCAGCGGATAACGCTTTGTCAATGATGGTCTCTGTATGTGGCTTTAGTATAGTGTTGCCGGTGGCGGGAACATACTCCCTTGCATTGCCTACCGGGATGGCTGTAATACCATTATGAGCATAGTCCAACACCGATTTCAGAGCCCAATATATTCGTTCTCTTGTGTTTCCTCCCGCGGACGCTTCGTCTCTTATCTGTTTTAGAAGTACCTCTATATCTTCGTATCTCATCTCTACAGCAATTCTAATGGTTTTACCCTTTTGAAATCATTATAGTTACGCAAAATAGCCCCATGCATTCCGGGATTATCAATTGCGACAGCATAACATGAGTTATAATCATAACACGCTTTCTCCTCGCCGTTATAATATACGCCCATTAATGTTTGTTTTCCCTTACCTAACCAGATATGTTCGGCGGGAGCGAGGTATTCAAATTTAGTACGCTCTATGTACATCAGGTCGCCGTCAAACCATACATACCCCTCTGTTAATATGGCGACACCGTCTTTGACCTCTCGCTCTACACCCGACAGTATCACCGCGTTGCTACCGAAGAGCCCTCGACATAGCTGTTGTAGACACTCTCTGTGCTCGTCCACCGTCCTGACGAACGTTTCGTCGGCAGGGAAACCCGCTGCCATATTGTTAAGCATTATCTTTCTCATCTGTTTACTATTGTATAATTGGTTGATATTAATTTGTATCTATCTATCTGTGCCCTCATTCTATCGGTTGCCTGTATATCGGTAGGCAATACGACAGTGAAGCCCGTAGCTACGCCATACCGAGTATCCTCGATAAACCACGCCTTACCAAAGTAGAATTTTACATAGGCGGGGTCGGTTGCTCGAAAAAAGAAGTACCCGTTCGTCGAGCCTGCCTCCTCGATGTAGATACGTCGCTGTACCTGGTCGTACTCATCGTTAAGCATCTTCTCGAGGTAACATACCTGAGGAGTAACAGCAAGGTCGTAATGCCACTTACCAAACACCACTTCAAGACCGCTTAAGGCGTTATTAAGCACCGTACCGAGAGCCACCAGTATCGCCTTGGCTATGCCTTTGAAAATCCTGCCTAAAAAGGCAAATCTTAATATCTTTCTAAAATCGGTCATATCGTAGCGTATGATTTAAGGGTTATTTCTGCTCGGTCGAGCTTCATATATCCGGACATCGGCACGTATGTGCTTACTATCTCTTCCGGAGTATTGTTTCCGTAGCTCGCGGACGATATAAGAACCTCGGCAACACGCACACCGTCTATCTTCTGGATAGCATCTATTAGAGCCATATTGGAGTATATGCCATCAAAAGGCATACTCTCGAGGTATGCCGATATGGCTCGCTCTATGTTCTGTGTCGTTAAATCTTTAAGTGGGTCATAGTGTACGAGTAGTTTGATGTTAAACTTATCGGCATCACCGCTCGTGAGTATTACCCTTACACCGGCATCTTTTATCCGAGCAACATATTCCGATACCTTTTTTACGGTGTCGTGTTCCAGGCGACTCGGCTTGCCATCCTTTCGTCCTGCTATTTTTGCCGATAAGATGCCATTTCTTTCTGTCAGCGAGCAGTATTTTACTACTTGTGCGTCTTCGTTTATCTCCAAATACACATCGCTATCCGTCGGCAGTGTATGGTTTAACTGAAATGCTTTGATTTTCTCTGCATACCAACGCTGTGTGTGTGGACGAAGGCGATTGAAATGCTCTTCGATCGCTGTGATTTTATCGCCTACTATCTTTTCGAGTACCATTAACCCAAACGCCAAAGCATAAAACAATAGGCTCTCTATGCTCACTGCCGAGAACTGCTCCTCAAAGCTCTTCGAAGGGTCTATACCATACTTCTCGACAACGGCAGGCTGGCGCAGCCACTCGTCTGTGATTATCTTTTTCCACTCTTTTGTAGTCATTGTTATTGTTTTTTATAGATTTATATAGCTACAGCCAGAGCATCGCTCAGCCGGTCGTTTATTTTCCTTACCACTATCTCTACAAACTCGTCGGGATTTTTAACGCCGTTTAGGTGGTTGTTGATAGTAAGGTTCATCGTTATCGACTTACCTCCGCCGGACGAACCTCCTCCCGAGAGGCTTAGCTCCTTACCTCCTTCCCCCGAAGATGAGGCTGCATTACGTTTTGGGGTTAGAGTAGCAGCGTTCTTTCCTTGTGTTACCGACTTTGCACCGATAGCGGCAGGGGCAGATACTCCGTTTGCCATAATACCGTTACCTGTCCAAGCATAGCCGGTGAAACCTGAGGTATCGCCCGACGTACTCTTTATCCCGTTCGACGCCCTAAACGCTTCTACGCCGTCGTTGTACCCTTTCTGAAAGTTCTCTCCTATACTCTTCGCATTGTTGTAGGCATTCTTTACCGCGTCTACACCGATAATGCCGTTTACACCCTCTTTTGCCGACTCCCAAGCCTCTTTGAAGTTGCCGGAAAACAGTTCGGATATCGCTTTGCCGAGTGCTCCTATTCCGTTGAGAAAGCCTTTTATCCTGTCTACGACAAAATCTTTTATGATTTTTCCGAAAGTTTTTAGAACCTCCCACATACCGGTAAGTACCGCCCGAAAACCCTCTACCTTTTTCCATAGCAATACAAAAGCTCCGACGGCTACCATCACTCCTCCCACTACCCATGTGATTGGATTAGCCCAAAGAGAGAGGTTGAGAAGCCAATTGACGGCAGTCGTTATTTTTGCCCATAACGCCCACCCTTTTAAGGCAACTGTGGCGGATTTTAAGATAGGACCGAACCCGGAATATACAGTAGAGAAGTTAGCCAATAGTGCGAAGCCGCTTGCAGCAGTCCCAAATACAACGTCCAATACACTCGTCAGCCCGAATGTACCAATTTTAATGTCGTCTATTTTTTGCTTGAACCGAGACAACTTCTCTGTCCATCCCTCCATAACGGTCTGTGCCTGTTCGTATGCAACGTTTGTACCCGTTATCTTCTGCGTCAAGTCCTCCTGCTCTTCGGCGGAGCGAATAAGTATCTGTGCCGCCGCGGCATTCTCCCTGCCAAACATTAGCGTCAGGGCATTGATATCGTTCTGGACAGGCTGCAACATTTTAAGCCTATCGGCAAATGGTATGGTGGCATCCGATACCTTTTGCATATCTATACCGTAAGATCTTAAAGCGTCAGCGGCTTTTTTGTTTAGCTTGGCTTCTGCCGACATACTTGTTATAACGTTTCTAATGGCTATACCTGCCTCAGAACCGTATTTGCCGCCTCCTGCCATAGCCTGAATAGCTGCGTTGGCTTCGGCAAAGCTCACGCCCGCAAGGTTAGCGGCTACGCCCGCCTGCTCGATAGCTGCACTTATCTGCGGCACTTCCGCTGCCCCATACTTGGCTCCTGCGGCTATTACGTTCATCATATTCTCCATCTCTTTTGCGGCGGCGATAGGATCATTCAGGTCTACCTGAAACTGTAACAACGATGTCGTCAGTGCATCTACAGCTCCTGTAACATCTCCCCCCATCGTCTTGGAGAGAGTATTGGCGTATTTTCCCATATTACCCAAGGCTTCGGCATTATCGCCTATCTGCGGTCCCAATCGCGAGAGAACTGTCTGGAATACCTCCATATTGCTCGTTGCTGAGCTGCCGAACTCCTTAGCCAGCTGTCGAGCCTGGTCGCCGAGCTTATCGAGTTCTTTTCCCGTAACGCCTGTGATCGCCGACACCTGTCGCATCGACGCATCGAAGTTGGCTCCCACCTGCGACATCTCTCCGAAGCCACTTTTGAGGGCTTCTACTCCCATGCGTGTTGCCTGCCAGTTAATGGCGTTGATACGCCTGAGACAGTCGCCGAACTTAGTTGCCCCTTCGGTAGCTTTTTTTACGCTTCCGTCGACCTGTTTCATCGGAGAGCTTATCTTGTCGACAAACTCCAAAACCCATTGCGTTACTTTACTCGACATCTGTTGTTGTATTCAAAAATTATTTTGTACCTTTGCCTCAAAATAATACTACTATGAAGCCTACTATTTTCGAAATCGTTCTTATGGTAATCATCGGGGCTATAAGCGTTCCGTTGATTATATACATTATCTTAGCCACACTATCGACGGCTCATTATCTGTTTACGGAGCTTTTCGTAAAACCTTTTCACAAATCCCCTAAATAAAGAAGTCGGGATTGCGGTTGCTTCCATACATCAGGCTTCCGCTCGTACCGCTTTCGCCCGTTATCTCGGGTAGTCCGTTGAGTCGTTGACTACCTTTCTGTATATTAGCTAATATCTCGAGAGCTTCACGATAGAGAGCCAAATAGTCGTCCGGTACCTTACGTGCCGCATTGCGTCTTACCGCACGATAACATACTATCATAGACATTACCTGCACAAGCAACTCGTGTCTTAGCACAGGACTGCCGAATATCTTAGGGCAGTCGTACCGTCCCGATATATACGACCACACAAATACTATTGCACTGTGTTCCAGCTTGTCTAATATATCGACAGGGGCTTCGGCTATACTCTCGTCCAATAGCCTGCCTTGTATCACTGCCGTCAGGTCTTCTCTCTCTATGTATCTCATAATAAAGCCTTATTTACCACTCATATTTATGTTTGAATTTTCCCACACGCCAGCTCTTTTCTCCCGACACCTTTTTTACCGGCGTATCGTATTTGTCGAGAAACGCCAATGCCTGTTGATCCGCATCGGGAGAGTCGTCGTGTTCGGTACTTCCTTCCTCGACAGCACATAGCTGTATTATGCCTATCTGCGTGTCGTTATGAGATTTGAGCTTGGCGTTGTAATATATACGGCTATTTTGGTAATAAGGTTGCATCGTTATCATCCTACCCAGCTTGTTGGTCTTCGGCGTCTGACACTTCATAAGATTTAGGTAGATGCCCGCCGTCTCCTCTGCGTCGTCGATACTACGTTGTACTTCACCGTTCCAAAACTGGCTCTCGTATTGAGCTATAAAATTTACACCTTCGGGCAGCGACTTCTTGAAGTCGGCAAGCCACATTACCGCAGGAAGCATTTTACTCTGTTTTACGTAGCAATCAATCAGATAAAAGTTCCTGTCCTTCAGTCCCCATACCTTTATAGCGTTATAGTCCGATGTCTCGTTGCCCGCATAGGCAATATCCCAATGTGCAACTATCATCTTGAACTCGGTCAAATCGGGCAAATCCGTCCATTGTATCTGGGACTCTGAGAATATTTTACCCTCTATCTTATGCTCGTGGTTATACTCCGCATAAGCGGCTACTATGCCCATATCTTTCTCTTGTTGACGATAGAACCCTGCATCGTAACGAGCCTTCCAAGCGGGCTCATACGTCACCTTGTTATATGCCTTTACCTGGAATACTTTCCACTCCGGGTGTCGTTCCTGCAACATAGTCTGCGTCATTACCCTCGCAAACCTGTTGTTTGCATACAGAATTCGTCGTCTGTCGGCGACCATAGTTCCCATTACGTCAGCCTCTATGTGCCTTGCCTGTCGAGACATACGCTTGGGGTTCGATATGGTGTCGGGCGTCTCCAGATCGTCTATTACCCAAAGATTAGGACGGCGTTGCCGTACCCTGAGCCCTCTGACCTTTTGTTTTACACCGAAAGCCATACCAATAAAGCGATGGTCTATCGTCTTGAAATTACCAACCTCCCAATCCCCCTCTGCCTTCTGGCTGCCAAAATCATGTACTATCAGCGGATTCCCGTCAAGTTCTGCCTGGACGTCGGCAAGGAGTTCATCTGCCCTGTCCTCGCTATCGGACATAAGACACATAAACACATCCTCGCCTCGCATCCACAGCCATATTGGTATAAAGATATTACACCATACCGATTTAGCCAAACCTCGCCCCCACTCGGCAAAGCCCTTGAATAGGGGATCATTGGCTACCGCACTTGCAAAATCAATCTGAAAAGGGGCACTCTCTACTTCGGCATACTTTGGAAAATATGTCTTTACCATATAGGCGACATCTTCCCTTGCACGGGCAATGCGAGCCTCCGTCTCCTCTCGTGTCTCGAACGGATTGACGGAGGTCGACTGGCGAGCTACCTCCAGTTTTTTGAGGTATAGCTCAGCTTTCTGTCTATCTCGCTGCTTTTGTGTTGCCACCTTTCTGTTATTGTCGTTTAAATAGTTCGTTAAGGATAAATGAGAGTGCCTCTTTTTGTGCTTCTACGAGTATCTCGTATTTCTGTCGTTCACAGTATTTCCATTCCGCATAGAGCGAGACCCATCGGTCGTCGCTAAGCTCGTCTATGTTTATATTAGGATAGCTTGCTCTGAGCAATGCATTTACCTGACGGACAAAGCCGTCAGGCTCTGCCTCCTCTATGCCTTGAATAAAAAATGTTGAGCATCGTTGAGTATTTCGGCGGACCTACTCATAAAAGCACTAAACACCACTCCGTCGTCCAATACGTTGTCCTCGTTACCCGCAACTACGAGGTTCTTTATTATCATATCGCTCCTCTTGGTTGCATCGTTTGTGTCTCCAAGTGCCATTATAACGTCTCTTGTCGGTCGTCGGAGTATGAATTGATACGCCTCGCCCTTGTCCACCACAACATCTATCACATAAAGATGTTTGTATTTCGCTTGTAACTCGGCGAACGCCTCTCGACTCACCGCCTTCAGACGACCGATGTCGAATGCGGGAATGGCTATACCTGCCATTGCCGTCGAGACGATAGTGTACTGTCCTCCCGTATCGGCAAAAGACAAGTCCGTTAAACCTGTTGCGTTTGCAACGCAAACCATTGCCCCTACAAAGAGAAGCAACACTGTCAAAAATCTTCCTAAAAATTTCTTCATTGCTTTTAATTGATTATTAATTTATTGTTATTATTCACTAAGTTATTGAGCGTTCCACTCGATGTGCGACACTATGAGGTCATACTTGTTCGATATCGATTGATCGCCTTGCTTTACAGAGCGGGCATTGCCCGTGAACTCACAATTGCAAATGACATCTTTGTATACAAAGTTGTCGTACTCGTACCGTACCACTATGTCAAACGGAGCTATATCCGTAAGCGTTCTACCTGCTCCAAGCGATGCTTTGAGAGCTACTGCCTCCTCGTGTTGCAGGGTAATAGATGCTTTCGCCTCATAGTTGCCCTCTCCACGACCGACAGGGTAAGCCCCTGCACCACGAATATTCTCCTTCTCGAGCGAGTCGCTGTATTCAATCTCCGTGATACCTTCCACATCACGTCCGAGCAGGTTTACCGTGATAGAGTTCCATCCTGCTACCTTTCCAAATCGATTAATTATCGTTGCCATGTCGTTTAAATTTTATTTGTGAAACCCAAGTCCACCTCAAATTCGTGAACCACTCCGTCCGCTACTATCCGCACACCAATCTTGAACGGAACGCTTGATACGGCTGCCTGTTTCTCGTTTATCTGTACATCTACCGAGGCACAGTTCCCTGCCACCACCATAGGCTCCAGTGCACGCAGGCAGCGTCTTTTCCAGCTGTCTATCGTAGTACCCTTGATATAGCCTGTAGCAGGGTTGGCTTCTACCTTAGAGCGTATACGCGGTATAAGCGTCTTACGGATGATACGTGCTGCCTTATTCCATACGGCATTACGTTCTATGAAGCAGTAGTCGCTGTCCGATTTCTCGGCAGTATGCGAGTTGCTGAAGTAATATCCGGCGTACCCGTCGAACGCCCCTATGTATATGTAACCAAATTGGTCGATTTGCCTTTGGTCGGCTACCGACAGCTTATTGTATGCAACTCCGTTACTAAGAGAAGCGTCCATAAATAGACCTCTCTTTACGTCAGACAGAGGGTAATCCTGTTGTCCACGCGACGCCGACGGTTTAGTTTCTATATCCACCGAACCGAGATTTTCGTGCACGGCACGCACAGACAACATACCGAGAGCCGAGCCCACGGCCGCGTGTTTGGCGTATGCGGCGTTCGATGCCGCTACCTTTGTATCTCTGCCTATTATTACCGATACATTAGGCGAGGCAAGCGGTCGCAAGTCCGTCCACGTAGATATTGCCCCCGATATGTAGTCACCCACACCTTCGAGCAATATGGCGTCTATGTATATATGGTCGTCTTTGAGCCTGTCTACAAGTAGCTGTGCTCCCGTTACTGCCGCCGTCACATCGGTGTCTTTTATCAAACCTGCAACAGCGATAGTATTTACGCCATCTATCGAGCGAATAGCGGCTATAAGGTTGGCGTCATTCTTTAAGTCCGATACTTTTGCCGTGCCAGCTACCGCCGTTACCCACACCTGGCTATCTGGCGACAAGCGAAATGCTTCCGACAAATGATAATAGTCGAGCCTGCCCTCTGCGGCATCTCTACTCTCGGTTATACCCAACGCCTCGGCGTCCGATAATTGCAATAGCTTGTACGCCTTGCCTATTGCCAAAGTAGAGCCTATGGCTCCACAGCCCAAAACCATTACGGCTATTCTGTCGGTGGCTTGTCCTCCGCCGAGCGAGCCGTCCAATTTGTTTATTTTAATCGAATTAAATCCCATGTCTTTTTTTCTTTTTAAAGGGGCGACTCATAATCCGTAATCTGCTACGCACTGTTGGTCTTTTTCTTTGCTCCTACTATCGTACTGTTCGTGATTAATAAGTCGCCTCTTGGTTGTTACTTTTCGGGCTTGTTATTTTTGCCCGAATTGCCTTTACCCGGTTTACCTTCGTCTGTGTCCGAAACACATACCTCCGATTTCAGAAATGTCTCCATCGAAAGCTCTTTCCCATCTCTGTTGCGTAGGGCGTGCGACTTAGCGTAGTGCTCGTCGACGAACGCCTGTCCGTCTGAGGTTACAAAAACCTTCTCCACTCCGTCGATACGCTCGAACACGTCTATGGCTACCTCTTTCATTTCTTCTTTTTTCATCGATTTTCTCCTTTTTTGCTTGGTTGTTCTACCCTTTGGCAACGTGGCGAGACCACACTTCGTGGATGTTGATACGCCGGAACGGTGCCGACATTGTTGTTAGTTGTCTTTGCCATATTGTTGGATTTTATTTAATTATACAATTAAGCGATACCGCTTACAATAGCTCCTACTCCATAGTCCAATATTCTGTCTACCAGACCATAGGTCTGAAGACGAAATTCCGAAGTCGGGTCTGCCGAGCGAGTATCTATCGTCTCCGGCTTATACAGCACTTTCACCTCATTGAGATGATATACCGTATTGGGACCGTAATAAAACAAAGAGGCGTTCCTATCGGTAGCAGTAAGCACCGAACCCTCGGGCTTCTTGTTGCCTGTCTGGTCGTAGGCTACCGCCGAGTTGTTTTCGAAGAACTTAAAGCCTAAGATAGAGCGAACTCTACCCGTAGTAGAGTCGAAGAAGATACGGCTATCTGCAAAAAACTTAGCGGAATCCCTGTCTACTATGAGGTCACTTACGTGCTCACGGCACAATATCATATACAGTTCATCCTCGATAGGAAGGTTGAGTGCCTTTACCATCTCCAGATACGACACCGCATCTCGGAACGTCAATCGTTTGCGTGTTCCGACCGTTTCGCCTGTAGTTCTCATCACTGGCATACTGGCTTTAGTACTGTCCTCTGGAGCCAGCTTCCACATTACGTGATTGCGGATACCGATTTTCATCGCTTGTGAGTGTTTTATCCTCACTTCGGCTCTCTTGTCGAAAGCCAACGAGCGTACCTCTGCGTCCGTTACCTGGGTAGGCGACGTGTCGTATTTTTCCCATTCCACAAACACCTTCTCTCCGTTCATTGTCGTCGGAGTGAAGTTGGTCGAATTGTTCACATAGAAGCCGACATTGTTTACCAAGCGATTAAACCTGATACCGTCGGCTGTGACGGCACTTGCCGGAGCACCTTTAAGTGTGCCGATAAAATCATCTTTGTAGTTCTTGAACTCCTCCAAGAGTTGCGGTGCAACATACTGTTGCAAAAACAGTCCCGTTGTAGTCTGTCCCATTATTTGCCTCCTTTTTTGTACTGAGAGTTAAACAATTCTGCGAACGCTTCGGGGTCTTTGCGTTCGAGTTCTTCCAAAGCTTCGGGGTCGGTATCCTGAAGCTCGGCAAACGTCTTGCCGTTGTAAGTAGCCTTACCTCCTTCTTTCGGTAGGTCTATTTGCGACGACAGCTTTTCGATAGGCTTTATTGCCTCGATAGCGGCTTTTGCCGATTCGAAACTGTCCTCGAGCATCTTCTGCCAAGCCGCACTCGTATCTGCTGTGATACGTTTGTCGGCGATGGCTTTCTCCAGAATGGCTTTCACCGAAGCCTCCTTCTCACTCTTTCTCTCTGCTTCCAACCGAGCCTTCAGGGCATCGAGTTCGGCAGCCTTGCGTGCGTTTTCCGCAATCTTTGCGCCGACTTGTTCTTCTGTAGCATCAGCCGACAGTCCAAGAGTAACAGCAATTACTTTTACGTCCATCTGTTTGATATTTTTGTTAATATTATTGGTATTGTTAAGTTCTTTTCCTTTGCCCTCCATCATAGCTCGTATGGCATCGGCATCCTTACCGAGAGTGATTTTAGGAGTAACCTTTGACACAAAGCCCTGTTCTTTTGCCTGCTTTGCGGTCATCCAATAGTCCGACACACCCCAATGTTTGTCCAGAGTTGGCTTATCTTTTGCTATCTTCGAGTAGCTGCTGTAGTACTCTCCGTCGATAGCCTTGAGCAATGATAGATAGCTTTCTATCTCGTCGGCAGTGCCATACACGCCACCGCTTGGCTTGTGAACCATAAACATACCATTTTCGGGCATAGTAAATTCGCTGCAATGAACGGCGATATACGTAGCAGCACTTGCCACTAAAGCACCGCCCTCACCCGTGACTTTGCCCTGAAATTTTGAAAGTATGTTTACTATTTCCGCGGCATCGAAACAACTTCCGCCGGGGGAATTGATATACACGTGTACGTCTTCTACACCCTCCGCTATAAGGCGGTCTACCTGAGAGCGAAACTCTTCAGCATTCGTTGTCCAGCCAATCTCTCCCACAATGCGGATGACTGCCTTTCCCTCTTGTTTTGTTGCCGTTATTTGAAACGGTATATTACTATCTGACATTTTGCCTTCGATTTTTGTTTGCAAAGTTAGAGCGTCCCGCACACCCGAAAAAATAAAAAAGCAACAGTTACATTATTAACTATAAGGCATATAACATTATTTGTACAGACACGCCTAACGAGCGAACTTTGCCTTTCGAAAAAAACGGCGTTATGTTTGAGGCTTTGCCTCAAACGCCACTGTAACCACACTATTTATGGCAAAAACAACGAAAAAAGAATATCAAAAGCTTCAGCACTCGGCATACCAATATATTGTCGAGCAGGGAATGACCCAAAAAGAGACATCCGCACTGCTCGGAGTCTCCGAAACCACCCTATCAGCTTGGGCAAGCAAGGGAGGGTGGCGAGAACTTCGTCGAGCAAGACAATCAACTGTAAGCAATACTGCTCATAATATTAAGCAGATAATAGCTATATTGTCTGAACGTAAACTGACAGTTGAGCAGCAGATAAACGATGCCATCGCATCGGACGATAAGGACGCCGAACTTGAGCTACGGCGCGAGGCAAGTCGTTTGTCCGACGATATTTCCAAACAAAACAAAGCCCTCAGCGATAGCGATAAGACAAACAGAATAACGCTCGGTATGTACATAGACGTGATGGATGACATTTTCTCTAATCTACGGGCATACAATGAAGAGTTGTACTTGCAAACAATAGATTTTCAAGTATTTCTCAATCGCAAAAAAACAAACGAACTCGGATAATTATTTTTATTATGAACAAAGGAATAGACATATCGGCTTACCAAAAGAACATCGACTTCAACCGCGTAAAAAAACACGGCATATCATTTGTCTTTATCAAGGCGACCGAAGGAACTGGCAACTTCAACATTAAACAGGACATAGAGCAAGCCAAAGGAGCAAAAGCCGCTGGACTGAGCATAGGCTTCTATCATTTTGCCAAGGGCAACGATGCAAAAACAGAGGCGGACACCTTTATCCGTTTTGTACGAGCTATCGAGAAAGAGGTTGGAAAAGCCGACTTCCCTCTTGCCCTCGACATAGAGGACGCTAATATAGTATTTAAAGGAGCTGCATTTGATAAATGGGTACTCTCTTTTGAAAATCGCCTAAAAGAGCATGGATATAAAATGTGGATATACTCCTATGCCCCATATCTTAATAACCGCAGTAACGGTGGACTTACACATATACCTTTATGGATAGCAAGCTACCCCGTTGTATTTAATCCTGCAGTTAAGCCAAGACTGCCTAAGGGATGGAATAGCTTTGTTTGTTGGCAGTACTCCGTCAATGATAGTGTTGATGGCATTAGTGGACGTGTTGACCTAAATGTAATATTATGAACGATTGGACTAATTTTATTGGATATATCATTGCTCCCATAACAAGTGTAATTGCTTGGCTTGTCGGTCGTAGGAAATCGAAAAACGACTTCCTGCACGAGATGCAGGCGAGCATCGACCTGCTTGTCGAAAAAAACAAGATACTTGTAGAGGAGATAACAGCACTTCGCCTAGAGAACTCAAAATTACGGTACGACGTTCAACGCTTGGCGACCGAAAACAAAAAAATGAGCAAAGAAATAGAAGAGCTTAATGCTCGGCTCGAAAACGTTAAAACCATAACAAAAAAAGCATGAAAACTTTTAAATCAATCACAGTATTAACTATTGCAATAGTAGCCGTTTGTTGTACTACGGTAAAGAGAACGGTAAAAAGCGAAACAGTCGCAAAAATAGAGTCTACACAGGTCGACAGTACGGCACAAGTTACAAGACAAAAAATAGACCTTGTTATGCGTTCCGTATCCGAACTGCGCGAGGCTATGGCGGAGTGGCTTAACGAAAATATCGACTACACAGAGCATCGTTACGATAGCCTTGGTAGACTTATAAGTAGTATCCGACAAACGACAAACCGCTCTACAGGTAAAGAGACCGCCACGATAGCCGACAGAGAAGACAACATCGGCTTTACTGCTGTGCAGTTAGATAGTATAGTAGCTGGGAGAATGGCTGAGTTTGTGTCGCAGATAAATACAAAGGAAGCCGCTGGGGTAAGCATTGGTCTTGCGTGGTGGCAAAAGGTGTTGATGTATTTGGGTGTAGCGTCGGTAATAGCCGGACTGTTTTTTATCGCTCTCCGAATAATTAAGCGTTTTTTATGATGACGATTATTACAGCAGCGGGACAGACGTTTCTCGACATCGCCCTTATCCTTACAGGCTCTGCAGATGCAGCATACGAGATAGCTAAGGAGAACGGGTTCGACATCTCCGACAAGATACCTGCAGGACGGCTCTTACTTTATACGGGTAAAGTAATCTCGCAGCCCATTGCCGAATACTATTCTGCCGGCAATATACATCCGGCTACATCCGGCGAAGACGATAACGCAGACATAGATAAGATATTCGACTTTACTTTTGACTCCACCTTTGAATAAATACATAACATTAATATTTCAATGGCACTTAAAGACTACTTAAACAGATATTTTTTCGGCCGAGCCACCAACAACGAAATCTTCGCCGAGTACCACCGCCGCACAGCATCCAAAGCGGAGTGGAAGCGTACAGCCGACATATTGTCGGCAAAAGAGATACGCGATTGGCGAGTAGCTGTCGCTACGGCAACGAATCCCGAAGATCCTCGCCGAGAACCCTTGATGCGATTTTATCGCTCTATGATGCTCGACAGCCACCTGATGTCTGTCGTCGATACACGTATCCTTCGTGTGCAGCGGTCGTCTTTTATGGTAGCCGACGACAACGGCAACAAAAACGAGGAACTGACCGATCTACTCCGCCGCCCATGGTTCGAAGAGCTCATAAGACTTGTACTGATGAGCCGTTTTCAGGGCACTACTCTCATAGAGATGTTCGACCTCGACCCCGATACTATGGAGATGGCTACCGTTACCGAGATACCGCAGTCCAATTTCATTGCCTCCAAAGGTATCGTCATCAAAGAACCATACGACACCAAAGGCGTATCTTTCGTCGACGAGCCGCTCGGCAACTACTACCTGCAAGTAGGTGGCTCGTTCGACCTGGGAATGTTCCACCAACTGGCTATGCCCATTATAGCCAAAAAGCTATCGCTCGGTAGCTGGATGAGCTACATCGACAAATACGGAGTGCCGCCCATATTCTTTATTACTGACCGTATGGATACGGCTCGCCGCGACGAACTCTTCGAGATGGGGCAAAACTTCCGACAAAATATGTTCGCCGTTCTGCAAGGCAACGAGAAGATAGAGACGCCCTCACTGAGCGACACAAACGCCCACCAGACGTTCATCAGTCTTATCGACGAGTTCTGCAACAAGGAAATATCCAAGCGTGTGCTCGGAGGCACCTCTACCACCGACGAGAAGTCTTTCGTAGGCTCTGCCGAAGTGCAGGAGCGTGTTGCCGCCGACCGTTACGAAGCAGACAAGCAGCTGTTCGGATATATCTTCAATGCCAAAATACGCCAAAGGCTCGTACAAATAAGCCCGGTCTATAAAGACTTCGACCGACACAAGCTTGTTTGGAACAATCAAGAGACACTTGATATCAACGGATATATCGATGCCATAAGTAAATTATCTTCTTCTTATGAGTTCGATATAGATGAGATAAGAACGCGTACAGGTCTGCCTGTTACTGCCATCAGGCAGACCACGTCGTTCTTTGGTGATGGGTTTCAAAACGACAGCGAGGAGCAAGTAAAAAAAAAAGATAATACCCAAGCCATAACGTACACTACGCTACCTTCGGCTGCCACCTCCGACCCATCGATAGACGAAATAGCGGAGCAGGTATACCGAGGCGACATCACGCCCGAGAAGCTCCACCGTGCACTTGTACTCAAATACTATACCGGTCTGTCATCGGCTACTCAGAAGGGCTGGGGAGGCGGATACTATACCGACCCCATGACAAGGAAGTTCCGCGAAAACCTGCTCGCCTTTGCCGGGGCTAAGACCTTTTCGCTTATCAAAGAGATAGAAGCACTCAAAGTAGGCGGTATCTCGAAAGAAAAGCTACTTGGTTTGGCTCAAAAGAGAGGCTTTCTGTATGGCGACATCTGGCAGAAGACCGAAGAGAAGTTCGCGGCAAACTCGGCAAGTTCGGCGTACCAGTTTGGGCAGTTCAGAAAAGATAGCGACATATACCCTAACTTGCGGTTCGTAACGATGCAAGACAGTCACGTACGCGACAGCCACGCTGCAAACGAGGGTATAGTAAAGCCCGTCGATGAGTGGACGGTGATGCCGCCACTCGACTACAACTGCCGATGCTACCTCGAGCAGACAACCGACCCACCCAACGACAGAAAGCTATCGCAATACAACGATACAATAGCCGGCAACGCTGCCCTTAGTGAGCGTATCTTCAAAGACACCCATCCGTATAATAAAAGGGTAGCCGAAACCCTGAAAGCAGACCGACGAGAAACCTTCGATGCGGCGGTACAACTCGCCAAACAGGATGCTCCCTACAACGCTACAATCAAGGTAGGCGAACGCACAATATACATCAACGACTTTGCCGACTACAACGATTTAGCCGACAATATAGAGGCAGCCAAAAAGATTGCTCCTGCCTTAGAGAAAGATATTTATATAAGGCATCATACCGATGGTGGCAAGCTAAAAGGCGGCACCAACGCGGAGTTCGGTATAGGAAAGACGAATGTACTTGGGGACTTGAAAACATACGATAGCCCCAAGAATAGCTTGAAGAAGTTCTTCAATAATGCTATAAGCAAATGCTGTAGGCAGAAAGCAAGCTACGCTGTATTAGATATATCTAAGTATCAAAAGGAGGATTTGCGTATGGTAATAGTTAGAGCTTTGAAGGGAGAGTTAAGTGGTGATTATCACCAAGACATAGAAAAAGTAATTTTGATACGAGGCAACAAGGTCGGCTCTATTTCTCGCGAAGAGATAAAAAGCGAGCTATTCGATAAGCTAATGAAAGACTTAAAAATAACATAAGACCACCAACAGGGTCGGCGGTCTTACTGGCTCCCGCCATCACGTAGGTGACGGGATTACAAAAGTAATACTTTTATTTTAGTTACCAAACGATACGATGAAAAAAAATGAGAAAAAGGAGAATTTATAGAGCAGCAAAATGGAAGTCTCTAAAATAAGAACGAGACTACACGAATGCAGTCCCGTTGGCTCTTCTTGGCCGGAGCCGCGAAGAATGATATGCAAAAGTAATACTTTTATTTTAATTACCAAACGATACGA